TATTCACCAGTTCGAATCTGGTTGCCGCCTCCAGTAATTTAAAAGGGTTAGCCTTTATAGGCTAGCCCTTTTTAACTATTTACCACTATTATTCTAAAATTTTTCCGAGGGGACTATGGGGAGGAGGTTATATTAAGATTAATGGTTGAGGGATTCAGATAGACTTTAAATAGACTATATTCATACTATTTAGGCAGTTGTGTGGAATGAGATTTTATTTTGACAAAAATTTTTAAAATCAGAAATATGGAAGAATTTCAGGAAAATATTCAGATTTTTGCAAGTAAACTAAGAAATTTAAAACGTGAAAAATTATAATAAAAATTTATTCATAAGCGTCAAAATTTTTCATATCAACAACGCGATTATTTTGAATAATAAACCAGTTTATATTACGGACATATCCACCGAATGAATTTTTTCCACGATACTGACACCATACCAACCAGCCATCATTTTTATTATATACAACCTTACCCCACTTTTCAAACTTTAAACTTTCAGGATCAACAGCCACCTCTTCTAGATATTTTTTAACACATCGCACAGAGCCGTCCCATGCGCTATTCTCTGGCGGTTCTCCATATACAGCGACGCGTGTTTTACGAAGGTTTTCAGCCTGTTTTTCGGCGAGGGTTTTTTCAGCGGCCGGCTTTTGAGCCGGTGTTTTTATAATAGTCTCAGGCTTTTGTTTTACCGGCTTATTTAAAGTATTAGAGATAGAAGTGTAGGCAATAGCGATCACAATAAGAACGAAAACAGCGCCGATACAGCTTATGTTGGTTTTTTTTTTAATCGGAGTCCCACAAGACGGGCAATTACCAGCTTTTGAGCTGACAGTATTTCCACACTCTTTACATTTTTTTAAAGCCATAACAACCTCGCTTTAAATATGGTTAAAAAAGGGTAATATTACTTAATTTTTAGTTGACACTTTCAAAATTAAAGCTTCAATTTAAGTATCAACCAATTTTTAAAGCATCAATCATATTGTTTATATTATTATTTTAAATAGTTAAATAAAAATCAATATGAATCAATAAAAAATTAAGTATAAACCACTTTTTTAAAAAAAAGGTGAAAAGATGAACGACTTAGGGTTTAGTTATAACCTTTTTTAAAAACGCAAATAAATCACATTTTCATTTTTTTTAAATCACAGCCTGCTTCTAATTCAGGGTCATCATTTTCAAGCCGACAACACCGCTTAATTTTATCCTGTATTTCTAAAATTTCCTTTTCAAGTTTATTTACCCGACCCTTTAAACTTTCTACCTTATATAAAGGAGTCTCCTCAGCAACACATATCCCTTTTTTAGTTATTTCATCTTCGCCGGTTAAAAGCCAGTCTAAATTAACCTTTTCGGCAATTCCATAATTAATTATTAAGGGTAACAGGGTGCCCGATTTTTTTCGTTTACTAAAGTCTGGCGCAGAAAGGCCGAGCCTCGAGGCGAATTCTTTATCGGTCTTAATATCCTTTAGTGATTTTATCCGATCAACGATTTTAAATAAATTTACCATCTATGCAATTTTTTTCTTGACAAGTTAACCATTATGGAAATATAAGCGTTATAAATGGTTTTATGAAAAAATAAACACAACCCAGGAGACCATATGACACCCGCCAAAATTCAATATGAGCTTAAAAAGCGCAAGATCACCCAGAAAAGCATAGCTGACCAGGAGGAGGTGCATCCGATATCCGTCTCAAAGGTTATCAATAGGCTGATAATATCGGACCGCCTCATGCGCGCTGTCAGTGAAAAAATCGACCGGGATCACCGCGCTGTATTTTCCGAGTATTACCTAAAACCGCCAAAGCGATCCACGTCAAAAGTTGCGCCGGTTGGTTAATTAATAACTCATTTTTCAGGGGTGGTCAATGTCTAAATCAAAGCGTAAAATCGACGATAAGCAGCTTACTATATTTGGTTATCTTAAAAGCCTTTCAGAGCAGCAAATCTCTCAACCCTCTCCATCCGAAGGCCAGTACCGCATTATCGATCCGCTCAAAGCCTCTCTCAGGACAGCAATAAAAAACAGCCCTCTTTCCAGGCACCAGATAGCCGGCGAGATGTCGCACCTGGTCGATGATTCGATCTCAAAAGAAATGATAGATTCCTGGACCCGTGAGTCGGATGAAATCAACGGCCGGCCCGGGCGGCACATCCCCGCGGAATATTTACCGGCATTCTGCAAAGCCACCGGCGATAATGAACCGCTTATTATTATGGGAAAGATGGTCGGGCTTTTTGTTCTGCCGGGACCCGAGGCATTGAGGGCCGAGATCCAGAAACTTGACGAGGAACATTTACGGATAAAGGCTAAAAAGAAAAAACGCATAATATTTTTAAAGGAAATGGAGCAACAAAAGCCATAAGGCTGGGAAGCCTGAAGGCTGGAAGGCTGAAGGTAGAGGAGAAATAATTATGGGACGCAGGCAAAATCGTAAAAAAACGAGAAGGGTAAAAATGAAGGCTGCGCAACCGAGGATGGTTGCATGCGGCAAGCGTATTAACGGCATTGAAGACCGCAAGGTGGATTACAACTCTCTTTCTAAAATCGGCAAAGCAGCCCTGGACAATGTGATCCAGTTCACCGGCCGGACAAAAGAGGAAATATTAAAAACAGGGTAAAGGTTGAAGGTAAAAGGCTGAAGGCTGAAGGCTGAAGGAGAATAAAAAATGGAAGACCGGGACAATTTTGAAATGACAGTCGCCGAGGTCGGCAGATTAGAGCAACTGGAAGGCATTATAGCGAAAAATTTTCAGGGGTTTTACGCGGTCGGGTGTGCGCTGGCTGAAATCAGGGCGGAAAGACTGTATCGAATGACACATAATACATTCGAGGATTATTGCCGGGCACGATTCGAGGTCGCCAGGCGGACAGCATACCAATATATAGAGGCGGCATCCGTTATAGACAATGTGCGCCGTGGCGCACAAATTAAATTATTACCATTAAACGAGCGGCAGGCCAGGCCGTTAACCAGATTAGAGCCGGATGCCCAGGTCGAGGCATGGGAAAAAGTCGTGAAATCTGCCCCGTTCGACGGCGGGATCACAGCGCAGCATGTGAGCCATGTTGTGGATGATATTATCGGCAAGCGGATTCAGAAGAAGGCTGACAATATCAAATCCAAAACCAGCGACAGTCCGGTTGTTTCAAAAGAATTCAAGGATGTCTCGTGGGCGCTGGTAGATGTCGTCAGAATTGAAGTATCAAAGCCGCTGAAAGTAAAGACAAAACAAATAATGATAGAAACCCTTCAGCGCATTATAAACCTGTTAGCGGAATAAACGTCAGTGGAAAGCGGTTATGGATAAAATTACGATCACAGCGCGAGAGCTTAAAGAAATTACCGGCAAATCCGTACAGGCAATACACAAGGCCGCCATAACGGATGGCTGGGAATACAAAACCGTTTATGGCCGGGGCGGAGCCCAAAAAATATTTATGATCTCCCTTCTTCCCGAAGATATAAAAATTACCATAGCCTCTTATTATAAAAAACAACTCGTTCCTATTTCAGGTCCCTCCAATAAATACACTCCGGTTTTCCTTAGGCAAGAAAACCGGAGCCTGCCTGCCGGAAAAAGGCTGGATAAAGGCATGGCAAAAGCCGATTTACTCAGTCTGTATATGCAGGCCATAAAAAGAGCCGAACACGGCAGGAAAATACATACTCGCGATGAATTCATGCGCGCATATAATTCCGGCATCGCATACCCTAAACTTTTTAAGCTCGTCGGCAAAGTATCGTGGAAAACCATCGAGGGCTGGAAGGTTAGAATCAAGATCACAAAAGAGACCTTTAATCTGTGTGACCGCCGCGGCTTTTGCAAACGCAAACAGCGAATATTGACAGACCAGCAAAAAGACATCTTATTAAAATGCGCTCTTCATCCGAACAAACCACTCATATCCGAAGCCATCCGCATGGCATGGGCGATAATGCACACAAAGGGAATTCCAAACGGTCATTCAGCATCCACATACAGACGATGGCTGCAGGACTGGGCATCAGTCAATCATCACATCTGGACATTTTCCCGCAAGGGCGCCAAAGCCTGGAACGATAACTGCGCAATGTATATCGAGCGCGATTACAACCTGATTAATGTCGGGGATATTGTAGTCGCAGACGGCCATGTCTTGAATTTCGAGATCCTTAATCCCTGGACCGGCAAACCAAAACGCATGACCCTTATCGTCTGGCTTGACATGAAGAGCAGCTACCCGCTTGGATGGGAAATCATGCCCACAGAAAACACGCAGGCAATATCCGCCGCCCTTCGCAGGGCCATAATCGCCCTGGGTAAATATCCGCAGGTCGCATACCTCGATAACGGCAAGGCATTCAAGTCACGCTTTTTTGCATCCACCGAATTTGACGAAGCCGGTTTTGAGGGGCTTTATAAACGATTAGGCATGAAGACGATATTTGCATGGCCGTATCACGGGCAGAGCAAAACTATTGAACGGTTTTTCGGAACTTTCGCGGAGCTGGAACGGTGGGCCCCGACATATTCAGGCACATCCATTGAAAACAAGCCCCCGCGGATGATGCGGGGCGAGAAATTACATCGCCGTCTATATAATAAGGTAGCAGGCGATAGTTGCCTGACAATGGAACAGGCCCACAGAGCGATCGCGGCATGGTTTGACCAGTATGCGCAGCGGCCGCAGCGAGGACACCTGAAAGGCAGGGCGCCGGTTGATTTATTCCTGGAGGAAAAAGGACCGGGAGTCGATAAAGCCGAGCTGACATATTTAATGATGACCAGGACATCCCGCGCCATCCGTCAAAACGGCATAAATCTCCAGGGCGTAAATTATTACAACCCCGCCCTGTATGGCCGCAAACACATGGCAACGATAAAATATGATTTACAGGACATGTCCGCGATATATGTATTTGACCAGCATAATGAATTTATCTGCGAAGCGACTCCGATTGAGAAAACTCATCCGGCCGCAAACATCCTGGGCACAAAAGAAGACCAGGAACGGCTGAAAAAACACATAGAATTAAAAAAACACCAGGAAAAAGAGGCCGGCTCCATCGCAAGGGAAATTCTGGAGCTGGAAGTGCTGCCTGCACACAGGCGGCAGATGGCCGAGATAACAGAGGCCGGGTCGGGCGCGGCGGGACACGCGGGCAAAAAGCCCGGTTCCGGCATAAGGCAAGTGCCGCGCCTGACGGAAACCGGCAAAAAACTCGAGAAGGAAATGGCTGCGCTTCTGCTGAAGCAGAGCGGGGAAAAGGCGGAGAAAGAAAAAGACACGCAGGCGCGCATAAAAGAAGGTATGCAGCAATATCATGAAAGCCTGGGCAAAACAATTTCCAGGCGGGATATAAACCCGGACGTTATACTCGAGCATGAAGATATCCTGGATGACTCGCCGGAGATCTGGAAAGTCCTGCCGGATATGCCGGAAAATCACAGGTATGAAAAACTGGTCGAGTTCGAGATCCGGGGCTGGGTAATCCCGAAACAATGGATGGCATTCATGAGTTATTTTGAGCAGACCCCGGAATACGCAGACCGGATTGATTATTACGAAGAGCACAGGGGCCGGGTTGTGGAGATGTATCAGGTGGAAGGGAAAAAAGAGAAGAGATGAACATCGAACATCGAACGTCCAACATCGAATTTTGAATGAAGGGGAAAAATATGTATTTAATAATATCAAAAGATGGTGGTTTTCATAAGCAGAGCGATATATCTGATGAAGATAAAATTGAATGCGAACAGTGTCGGCTTGATATTGTTGATATAGATGAACCAAGATACCCGAAATATTACTCTGATGGTGAATGGTTCCATGTTTGATCGCTAACAAGGCGGTTCAACGGTTCACGCCTGCCCGCCATCGCTCTCGCTCAGGCGAGTCGGGCGGGGTTCAACGGCTAAGGGATGGAGGAAAAATGAACGATCAACAGAAAAAATGCTTTAAACTTGTTTATGATTTTATACATGATGAGCGAGTAAATGCTGCGAACTTAATAGCTCTTATTGATATAAGATTTCCCGAAACAGACAGTGATATAAGTAAAACTTTACATGGAGCTGTCAAGCCATATTTAGAAATGAGGCATCGGCTTGGCGCGGCTACGATGGATCTGATGTATTCACTTAAACGAATTCTTGCGAACGAAAAAGAGGGTACGGACAAGCCGGCAAAAACAGAAAGCGATATGCCTGAGCTTTGCCCAAAATGCACAAACATAGGCGGTGTACTAAATACGCTGAATGGACCGAAGCGACTATAAGGAGCGACAATGATCGAAGTAAAACCTGTATTTGTTGAGAAGACTAAGAATGTGCGCAATTTGTGCGTGATGATGGACGGACTTGCCCTGGGGCGCGGCGAGGGTCGGCTTGGGATGGTTTATAGCCGCGCCGGTCGGGGAAAAACACGCACAACCCAGTGGTATCACGCTCATAATGGCGGCGTATTCCTTCGTATGCAGACCATCTGGCGGACGTCCGAGCTGGAATTTCTCAAGGCTCTTTGCCGGGAGCTCGGCATCATGTCGCCTCCCGGGCGAAAAGGTCCCGCATTTATGTCTATCGTAGAAACATTGATCTCCGATCCGAAACCGGTCTTCCTGGATGAGGTGGAAAAATTGCCCCGGTATTTTCTGGACGTAATCCGGGATCTGTCCGATCTCTCCACGGCGCCGATTGTACTGATCGGAGAGGAAGAGCTGGTCAGTTATATGAAAATAAACAGGCGCGTATGGTCACGGACATATCAGTCCCTTGAATTTCTGCCGATCAGCAAGCCGGACATTGTCGCATATATCCGCGAAGCATCCGGGCTGTCTGTTGACAGCCAGGTGGCAGGTGTTTTTCACGCCGCATCCGGCGGTGATTTCCGCATCGTGCGCAGGGGACTTTTATCTCTGGCACAGATAGCGAATGCGAAACAGACCGATCAGATCACAGTGGATATGGCGCAGGTTGCAGTAAAGACGGGGTTGAGGGCGTAAGGGAAAAGATGAACATCGAACATCGAACGTCCAACATCGAACATCGAATGAAAAAATGAAAAATAATTTCACAAATAAAGTCAGAAACATTGTCAAGGCGCATGGCCGGCAGATGATCGGGGTCTCGGAGATAGCCGACAAGCTGGACCGGATATCCTATGCTGATAAGCGGCCTTTGTATGCCGCGCTTATAGAGTTGAAAAAAGCCGGTGAAATAAAACGGATCGAGCGCGGCAAATATATATGGGCAGGCAAAGAATCCGGCAAGCCGGAACTCCGGAAAGTTATGTGGCGTTTCTTCAGGTCGGAAAGAGTTGTCAGCGTGGAAGATCTGCAGGAGATCGCAGGCGCAAAAAGATCATATGTAAAAGAATGGCTCCAGATGCTTTGCCGCAACGGCATAGCCGGGAAAAGAGGCAAAAAATATATCATGATCAAGGACCCGGTAATCATGCCGGATGACAATAAAAAAGCGGATCGCTTGAAAAAGATCAGGCAGCAAAAAAAGGAAGCGCTGGCAGCGCTGAGGGCGGCGGATCTGGCGATCAGGAAAGCAAGGGGAATGATAGAGGGGATAGGTTGAAGGTAGAAGGTTAAAGGCCGAAGGGCTGTCGGTATCCTCAATTTAAAAAAGGGGACTCCAAACAACCTTCAGTCTTCAGTCTAAAAACCTTCTACCTGGAGCGAAGCGAATGAAAATAAATAACTCAAAAAAGGCTGTGATCCACATTGCCAAATCGCAGACCGGCATGTCGGAGGATGAATACCGTGGGCTGTTATCAAGCGTTGGCGTGAAATCATCCCGGGATCTGACTTATAAAAAATTCAAGGCCGTGATGGATGAATTCAAGAAGTTAGGCTTCATTACAACATCTAAAATAAAGACGAAAAAACAACGCATCAAGGTGCCGGAATCAAAAGAGCTGCTGACGGGAAAAATCAAGGCAATACTGGGAGATCTTAATCTCTCTTTATCATATGCCGACGGCATGGCGAAAAAGATGTTCAAGATAGATTTTTTTGAGTGGGCGGACCCGGATCAGCTTCGCCGGCTTGTGGCGGCATTAATGTATCATAAAAAAAGGATTCAAGGGGTCAAGGGTTCAAGGGGTTAAGGTTAACAGAAGGGAGCATCATGGAAACGATTATTCAGATAATTCACATGATCAGCGACAACCGGTTCTGGATAGGGCCGATACTGGTAGTTGTCCTGCTGGCCATGCTGGTTATTGTGTTCGGGGAAATTTTCAAAGCCATGTCGGAAGAGATAGATGGATAAAGGCAGGCAGAATGAAAGATAAAATATCTAACATGATTCTTCTCTGGCTATGCTGTGTGTTGTGGGTAGAGATGGTGCTTATAGTGTGGATTAAAGTTTTTTAGCCCTTGAACCCCTGAATCCTGGAATCCTTGAATCCTGAACAAAGCGACCAAAGGGAGCGACAATGTTTTGCGAAAAATATCACTGCACGATGTCTGAAGAAGCTTGTATTAAAAGGCAGAAAAGGGCTGAGAAAAAAGGATGGGTGCCAAATCAGCCGCCGCCAGATCCGGGATGTATAGGGTGTGAGCAGGGGAAGAAGATTATGGAAGGTGAAGGAAGGGATGAAATAAAAGATGAACATCGAACATCGAACATCGAACATCGAACATCGAATAAAAAAACAATAACACACACATGCAGGACAAAAGGCTGCGGGCATACCGGGCCGCTGGTGGATTTCGTTAAAAACAAGGCAAGCAAAGACGGGCGTACAAACGAGTGTAAGAAGTGCCAGTCAAAAAGATCAGCGGCAAACCTGAAAAAGCGCAGGCAAAAGATTCAGGCTGAAGAAAGGGTGAAGATTTTAAAAGAGCAGGAAGATAAGGTAGAAGGTAAAAGGCCGAAGGCTGAAGGGAATGAAAAAACATTACTCATAGACCTCAGCGATCATCCTGAACTTTTCGCTAAAATCATAAAAAAAGCAAAAGATGAAATCAGAACACCGGAAGCCCAGGTACTTTACCAGCTTAAAAAAACCAACTATCAAATAGAATCCGGAGAATATCATGAGGCTTGAAGATCTCGGGGTAGATTCCAAGACAGGCCATCACAACAAAACCCTGACGCATACGGAAAACAGCTTCCTCGGGCTGTTATGGATAGATCATATTGGCGAGGGTAATAAAATCAGCGCTGATGAACTGGCGCTGAGATTTCATTTTGCCAGATCCGACCGTAAGATTCGCCCCTGGATCTTCCGCAATCTTATGATGAGTTACAAAAAAAACAATCCGAAAAAGCTATCCATTTTAAAAAGGGATGTACGGCGCATACACAATCACCTGCTCACGCAGCACGATCACACGCCGATTTTATCAAAGGCCGGACATGGCGGAGGATACTGGATTGCAGACAGTGAGGAGGAGGCGGCTGAATTCTATAATACTTTCAGGCAGCGCGGATTGACAGGGCTGGTTAAGGCATCCCGCGGCAAAAAGGCGGTCATTGTAGAGATGATGTCGCAGCTTTCTTTTGAGTTTGAAGATCTTGTGGATAAATCAGGGGTCAGGGATCAGGGACCAGGGATCAGGCGTCGGGGATCGGAGGATGGCGCGCCCGCCGCCATTGCTGTGGTGGATGCGTTTTTAGAGAGAATGCTCAGGAACCCTGAGCAGTATTCGGAAGATCTAAAGAAAATCGGAAAAAAATTCGGATCTGTTCTACTGCCGAAAGATCAGGTCGCCGCAATGCAATTAAAAGCAGCGGAACTCAAAGAGATCCTGGAGGGGTTGACGGGATGAGCCTGTCGGAGAATAAAACGGAAGAGTGTCTGACAGAAGAGCAGTTTTTCAGCACGGTCAGCCTTATTGCGAGCAAGCATGGCTGCCGGATAGTTGATATAAATATGGACAGGCATATAATCGAGTTTAAAGGCCCGACTGAAAACGAGATGGCCTGTTCGATGGAACTGGATAACGCACTGCACAAATATATAGCACCCCGGGAAATTGAACTATATATTCGGAGATAGGCAATGATTATGGAAGAAATTTATAAAATGCTTTTAAAAAAACTTGAGACAGGGCAGCAGGATCTTCCCTTGCTGGAGAATAAAAGAGACAAGATCTCGCGGCTGGTCAAGGGTATGGTTATCCCCGCGGGCGAAGCATTAAACGCCCTGGGTCATTATCGTGATATTGATGTCTCAAAAACAGAGGGCGAGCATCTGGATCTGATCAGAAAGAAAGCGATTCAGACCGGCGCAATGGCGATAAGGCTGTTGGAAGAAATAGGTGGAAGGCTAAAGGCGAAAGGCGAAAGGCTGAAAGGAAAAAATGAACGATAAACAAAAACAATGCTTTAAGGTGGTTTATGATTTTATACATGATGAGAGATCAAATGCTCAGAACTTAATAGCTCTTATTGACATTAGATTTCCTGAAATAGACAGCGACATAAGCAGAGCTTTACATGAAAACGTCAAACCATATTTGGAGTTAAGGCGGTCTCTGGGCGCAACTACGATGGAACTGATGTATTTGCTTAAGAGCTTGGAAAAAGAAATTAATACTGGTGATACTAAAGAAAAAAGGGCGAATGGCTAAGGGTAAAAAAGACACTCCCATCCCCTGCCCGATATGCGGCAAGCGGATTTGCGATGGCAACGGCAAACCGGAGGGTGATTTCGGGATTGAATTAAAATGTCCGGGATCTTGCGGGTATGTCTGGCTGAGTGCGAAATATATACAAAAACATCTTGCATTGCAAAATAAGGATGGGGTATCCTGAAAAATAACTAAAATTTAATCAGCGAGAGCGGCCTGGGAGCTGCCATCTCGGAAATGAGACGCTGAGGTAAAACAGAGGTCCAGGGAGGCTCATTGCGAATATTCGCAATGGGCCTTTTTTTATTGGAAAAGATTGAGGGGTCCGACAACCCTTCAGCCTTTTACCTTCAACCTGACAACCTAAAAAAGAGCGGAGCGACCATGTCCTTCGACAAAGAACAGTTCCAGGATCTGATTGAGCGGACGTTGAGAAATCTGGACATGTATTCGGATTCTGCGGTGAAGCTTCTATTAGGTACCGCCGCCCAGGAGTCGCATTTCGGGACATATCTCAGGCAGGTCGGAGGCGGTCCGGCTCTGGGCGTATTTCAGATGGAACCGGATACTGAGATAGATATCTGGAGCAACTACCTTCACCGCAAGCTGAAGGTCGCCTGCAGGCTTGAGGTCTATACCAGCGTGGGGTGTTCATCCGTGATCGCACTCGAGGGCAACCTGCCCTATCAGATCCTAATGGCGAGGCTTCATTATCTCAGGGTCCCGGAGCCTCTGCCCGATGCAGAAGATGTTGAGGGCCTTGCGCGATATTGGAAACAGTACTGGAATACTCCTTGTGGAAAAGGCTCGGAAGAAGAGTTTATTGAGAATTATAAAAGGCATATAAAATAAAAGGATTCAAGGGGTCAAGGATTCAAGGGGTCAAGTGCTTTCACTCGAATCCTCGAACCCTCGAATCCTCGAATCCTTAAAATAGCGACCGAAAGGAGCACATCATGGAGATACTTCAAGAACTTGCAGCCACCATACTGCCGACAATCATTACTATGCTGTCAGGTCTGTTTTCCTGGGGGATGGTAGAGCTGACCAAATACATCCGTACAAAAACAAAAAACGAAGCCATAAACGATGCTGTCTCGCACATCTGCCACACGGTTGACACTACTGTCAAAGAGATCGCTCAGACCACAGCCAAAGAATATAAAAAATCACGCGGCAAACTGTCCTTTGAAGCTACACAGCGCCTGAAAGCTCTGGCTGTATCGAAAGTTAAAGCACAGATCCCGGCCGCAATTAACAAAATAGCAGGCATGGCAGTCAATGATGTTGGCAATTTTATCGAGGCAAAGATCGAGAAGGCGGTGCTGGAGTTAAAAAACAGGTAGAAGGTTAAAGGTAAAAGTATATAGGTAGAAGGTGGAAGGTAGAAGACTGAAGGGAATAAAAACAGGTAGAAGGTAGAAGGTAAAAGACTGGAGGTAAAAATTGAGGATACCGACAGCCCTTCAGCCTTCAGCCTTCAGCCTTCAACATAAACCCCTTTTTAACCCTTCAGCCTTCAGCCTTCAGCCTTCAGCCTAATAAGCGACCGAAGGGAGCGACTTATGGATGGGATGATCACTTTCGGAGTTTTAGGGCAATTGCTTCAGGCATACGGGCCTTTTGGCATCATTGTTGTGGTCTGGTACTTCGACATCAGGGCTATGAGAAAACAGAACGAGCAGTATGTCAAAGACATGGCGGATGTCATGAACAAGCATGAGAAATATATGGAAGAAATCCGCGTCATGTATAAAAACAACGTCAAATTGGTTGAGGGCTATGAGTCGCTTGCAGGTGATTTGAAATCTATCATTGTAATGAACACGGAGGTAATCACCACGCAGACAGAGGCCATTAAGCAAAATCAATTCTGCCCGTCACAGCGGGTAGAGAAAAAGAATATTCAGGTAGAAGGTTAAAGGTAAAAGGCCGAAGGTAATAAAAGCAGGGGTCGGGGATCAGGAAGGAACTTGAATCCTTGAACCCTCGAATCCTTGAATCCTTAACAGAGCGACCGAAGGGAGCAACATGAACGAAAGATTAAAATTTCAAGGCAGGCTCGTGGTCAAAGATAAGGAAGCAAAGCGGCTTAAGATCCGCATAGAAAGCAATCGTGACAGCTTGCGGGAAGCGCTTGACCCGACCGCTCCGGTTAATGAACTCGAAGAGAGCAGAATATCTACATTAGGCATTACGCTGGCCGGTCAGATTGTCGAATATAATAATATTCTTGCCGAGATGAAGGCGATTGAAAAAGCGCTGGGGACAGACGGGTAGAAGGTCGAAGGGCCTTTGAATCCTTGAACCCTCGAATCCTCGAATCCTTGAATCCTTAGATGGAGCGTAGCGAAGCGAGCGACAATGAAAGAAATATCATGGGAATTGAGAGAGCAGGCGGAAGAGCTGTATATCCTTGACGGCAAAACACACGAGGAGATTGCCGGGATTACGGGGATCGCTGTCCAGACGCTGAAGGGCTGGTCCGCCGATGAAGGGTGGACGGAAAAACGCAGGGAATACCGGCAGCAGATTGCGGATATCCGGCGGGATACGGTCAGGCTCAGGAGTGGGTTGCTTAAACAGGCACTGAACAGCCTGAACCCCCAGCACGTTTACGCTTTTACAAATATCGAGCAGATGGCTGTGAAGGCTGCAAGGGAAGAAATACCGGCAGCTCCCCTGGCGGTCGATCCAAAAACAATAAAAACACCGGAAGATGCCATTGATGCTCTTCAGGATCTTATAGAGAACAAGCTGAACGCCATGCTGACCATGCCGGGCGCAATAAGCCTGGCTAAAATAAAGGAAATAAAACAGGCGCAGGAGCTGATCGATAAGATGAAAAAGAAATATAAACCTGAAACAAGAGAAAAAGAATCTGCGACCGAAGAGGATAAACAGCGGCTGATAGATGAAGTCGACAGAATTTTAGGAGTGAGATGAAAGAAAGCGCATACTTTCTGCCGTATCAAATAGCCTGGCTGAACGATAACTCCAGGCGCAAAATCTGGGAAAAGTCCAGGCGGATCGGTGCGACCTATGTTCAGTCTTATGAGGATGTCAGGGATTGCGTAAAAAGTCCCGGCCTTCCGGTATGGTTTTCCTCCGCTGATGAATCAGCAGCAAAGGAATACATTATTTACTGCGAACAATGGGCAAAGATATTCAAGGCGGCCGGCCAAATTCTGTCTATAAAAGAGGAAGTCCTGGACGAAAAGAACGGGGTCAAGGCCCTTATTATCCGATTCGCAAACGGTTCCAGAATCCACGGCCTCTCAAGCAATCCGACAGCTTTCAGATCAAAGGGCGGCAAAACAAACCTTGACGAATTCGACTGGCATAAAGATCAGCCGAAAATGTATGCGGCCGCAAAACCATGCGTAACATGGGGCTATGATCTGCGGATTCTGAGCACTTATCAGTCAAGCGCAAGCTTGTATGCGCAATTTGTCAAAGACTCAAAAAAAGCCGTAGCAGACGGCAGGAAACCGACATTTTCCCTGCACACGGTCACAATATTTGATGCAGTTGAGCAAGGGCTTCTCGACAAGATCATGGGCCGCAAGACCACAAAAGAGGAACGGGAAGCATGGCTGGCCGAAGAAAGAGAAGCCTGTGGAGATGAAAACATATGGCTTCAGGAATATTGCTGTATTCCGGTCAGTGAAAACGACGCATTCCTGACCTGGGATATGATCCGGCCATGTGAAGATGACAATGCAGGCAAACCCGAACTCGCAGGAGACGGCACGTTCTATATCGGCAATGATATCGGCAGGCGTCACGATCTGGCTGTGTTCTGGGTGGACGAGAAGGTCGGTGATGTATTCTGGACAAGGGAAGTTGTGAAGCTGAAAGGCGCTTCTTTTGCTGCACAGGATGATGAACTTGACCGGCTTGTAGATGTTTATAATCCGAAAAGGATCTGTATGGATCAGACCGGCATGGGCGAAAAACCGGTTGAGGATGCAAAAAAAAGATACGGGGAATACAGAGTCGAAGGTCTGCTCTTTACCGGCCCGGTCAAACAGGAGCTTGCATTCGGGTTGCGCCGCCGGTTTGAAGATCGCCAGGTACGAATACCTGTAGATCAGGACATCCGCCGCGCGCATCATGCAGTTAAAAAGACTGTTACCGCGGCCGGTAATGTCAGATTTGATGCGGACAGAACTGACAAGGGCCACGCAGATGAATTCTGGGCACATGCCCTGTCCGTTCATGCCGGTACAGATTCGATTGGACCGGCCGTATGCCTCGGTAGAGATCCGGAAAAAAGAGAAACAATGAGCGGTCGTAAATCGGGGATCAGGCGGCTGGGTATGGGAATCAGGGGGCGAATAAGGCAAGGAAGGGATGAACATCGAACATCGAACATCGAACATCCAACGTCGAATAAAGAAACAAATAACCGGAGCGAAGCGAATGAGCGGAATATTTGAATACATTGCCAGGATGATGGCGCCGGGGCTTAAAGATGATGATCAGATCCGGGAGATAATTGCGGAGGAGATTAAGCAGGCAAAGATGGCTTTGCCGATCAGCGCCAATTATGACCCGAATAATGACGGGTACAGGCGGCTGTCAGACGCAGATCAGAGGCGGCGTGATTTAATGCCCATCGCGCAGGATCGGATGTTTGAGATCATCTATTTTATGTGGGATTCGTCTGCCATGATGCGGCGATTAGCGATCATGGACAGGAGCTTTCTGTTCGGCGGCAAAGTTAAGGTTACGTCTGACGATGATGAAGTACAAAAAATTATAGACCGGTTCTGGAAAGACCCTGAAAACCGGATGGATATAGATTTTCCCGATATGGCAATGTGGCTCGGTCTGTTAGGCGAGCAATGCTGGCCTGTGAATGTAAATGAAATTAACGGTCATGTGAGGCTGGGATACGTGGACCCGACTAATATCGCGGACGTATATGTCAACCCCATGAATGTAAAGCAGGTCATGCAGGTGAAGATGCAGGGAAGCGCGGGGCGCGAAGGAAAACGATACGCGGTGATCAGAAAAGATTACAACATGCGATCAAAATCTTATGACCGGCTGGTCGGTGACTGCTTCTTTTTCTCCATCAACCGGCCGTTGAATTCCCCACGGGGGAGATCTGATTTTCTGACGCTGGTGGACTGGATAGACGCTCTGGAACGATATGGATTCAATTTTCTGGAACGGGCGGAATTGCTGAATAATTTTATATGGGATGTGCAGTTGAAGGGGATGGATGAAGAGCAGATGAGGGCATGGCTGAGGGATAACCCTCCTCCTGAGCCGGGATCTATGAGGGCGCATAATGAAAATGTGGAATGGAAGGCAGTGGCGCCGGACCTGAAATCAACAGACGCATCAAAGGGTTTTGACATGGGGAAGGCTTTTGTCATGGGCGCGGCCGGACGGCCTCCGTCATGGTTCGGCGAGGGTGGAAAAGCATATCAGACAGAGGCGGATCAGTTCGGCCAGGTACCTGTAATGGATCTGGAACAGCGCCAGGGATACCTGACGCACATCCTGGAGATGGTTATTCAGTTTGTCATCGATCAGGCGGTGATCGCAAAAAGGCTTACACCGGCTGCGGCTGAGGCCGGGTTCTCGGTCAATATGCCCGAGATCTCGAAAAAGGATCTCACAAAACTGGTGAACGGAGTGCCGCAATTAACAACAGCACTGACGATGGCGGAGCAGAGCAAGTGGATTACCAGGGATACGGCAACTAATATTTTTGCGTTTGTGAGCAGCAATCTTGGCTTTGAGATCGATGTGCAGGCACAGATTGATGCGGCGGGGGAAGCGGTACCTGATGATGAAATAGATTATGAAGAAAAAGATGTGGTTCTTGAAAACGAGACCGGCGAAATAGCTAAGGTGTCGTTGAACGGCGCGCAGATCGCATCGCTGTTAAAGATCGTTCAGTCGGTCGCGGCCGGAACGCTGGAGCGAGCTTCAGCGCTGCAGATAATCACGACTGCATTCCCGATTGATACCGAAGCTGCTGAAAAAATTATGGGCGGCGCCGGCAGAGGTTTTAAAATTAAAGAGGCGGAAAAGGTTTAAGGGATGAACGTCGAACATCGAACGTCCAACATCGAACATCGAATGAAAAAAACCTTCAGCCTTCAGCCTAAAAACCTTCAACCTTGAGCGAAGCGATGACTGCTAAAGAACGAGCATTTAATAAAAAAGTAAAAGAGCTGATCAAAAAGGCGAACAGCATGGAGGATGCCGCTGTGAAGCGGGCTGTTAAATTATTAGCCAGTGCGCGCAAGGATGTGGCGGCTGCTGTGGCGACAACCGAGTGGGAGGCATACAGGCTGCCTGAGTTAAAAGCGGCGATAGATCGGACGATGAGGGAGTTTGGAGCTAAATACGGCGTGGATCTGAGAGATGCGCAGATGGAATTCTGGAATCACGGGATCGATATGGTGGATGCTCCGATCAGGAAGGTCGGGATATATGCGGTGATCCCCGAAATCGATATGACGGCGCTTGGAATTATGCAGGATTTTTCAGCCGACCTGGTTGTTAATCTTGGCAAGGACGCGGCGCGCAAAATCAGCAATGAAATGAGCATGGGAATTATCGGTCAGAAATCTCCATATGAGGTCATGCAGGCGGTGGGCCGGAATTTGAAAGATAAGAGCATTTTTAAAAGCATTACTGCCAGGGCGGAAATGATTACCAGGCAGGAGACCGGCAGGGTGATGGAAATGGCAAGTCAGGCAAGGAGAGAACGGGCTGCTGAGGTTGTGCCGGGGCTTGGAAAAGAATGGAAGCACGGCGCATTGTCAAAGGTCCCGAGGATATCGCACCTTGCGGCTGATGGTCAGACAAGAAAGGTAAATGAGGATTTTAATGTGGGAGGAGAGGAGCTTTCCTTTCCGCGAGATCCTAAAGGGTCGGCGAAGAATACGATCGGATGTAATTGTTATTCGGTGCCCTGGCATCCGAACTGGGATGAGGCGGTTAAGCTGCAAGAAGCAGCTTGAAGGGATGAACATCGAACATCGAACGTCCAACATCGAATTTTGAATGGAAAAAATAATTAATAATCAATAATCAATAATTAATTGTTAATTGAGGAGGAAAAATCATGGACCCAAAAACACCGGAACAAATTGCGAAAGAGAAAGCAGCGGCCGAGAAAGCAGCGGCCGAGAAAGCAGCGGCCGAGAAAGGTTTAAAAGGTCAGGCTTTGATTGACAAAGCTTGCGAAGAGTATGGCATTGCGCCGGAATATGTTTTTGCGAGCCGGGTGGATGGGAATACGGCTATTGTGCTGACGAATGGCGGGAGCCGCGTGAGATATAAGGCGGGCGATAAGGTTGAAAAGCTGGGCGATATCGCTGTCACCGGCATTAATCCGGCGTTGAAAAAACGCAAGGTGATTGCGGGGAAGAAGAAGGGATGAACATCGAACATCGAACGTCCAACATCGAATGTTGAATGAAAGGAATTCCCCCTTTAAAGGGGGGGTAAGGGGGATGTTAACCGATGAAAAAAGACGAAAAAAACAAAAAAAGCGCGCAGGCTCAGGAGGTGTCTCTGGATCAGATACGGGACCTGCTTTATTCCGCGCTTCGTGAACGGAATAAGGACTTCTGGATCACTGAAGTTTTCGGCTCATATATCATTTACAGGGACGATGCAGAGTCGAAATATTACAAGCTTGCTTATTCCATCATGGAGGGCGAAGTGCAGCTTGGCAGCGAGCCTGTTGAGGTGGAAAAAGCCTGGGTCGATGCCAAGTCGCAGATGAGTGAGACAGATGATGAAATGTCTGTCGTGGTCAAGATGGGGGCCGCAAAAAACCCGGAGGGGACTGAGTGGGAAGTGACTATTTGCGAGCCGGGGTTTACGAAAAACGGCTGGTATAATTCCGACAAGGTTCTTAAGGCAGCGGCTGATGAAGGCGTATTCGAGAATGTGGATGTCAATTTATATGAGTTTAAAGCCGGCGATCCCGGCCATCTTCCTGAAAGTCTTTTTGATATCAAGAAGCTGCTCGTAAGAAACAAGGTGGGCTGGATTGATGGCGTAAAACATGTTGCCGGTGAAGGGCTGAAAGGCGTCCTGCATTTTATTGAGTCGGCAAAATGGCTCGGCCAGAACATGCTTACAGCTATGCAGGACGGAAAAAAAATTTACGGGCTTTCTTACGATGCGCTTGTGCGAGCCGCTAAGGACACAATCGACGGCAGAAAGGTTTTTAATACGCTCAAGTTTAAAGTTGCAGATAGTGTGGATATAGTGTCTCGTCCGGCGGCGGGCGGGAAATTTAATCGGGCAGTGGCTTCGATGCCGGCCCATAGCAAGGAGGATGAAATTATGAAGAAGAAGGATTTGTGGGAGATGATTTCAAAAGCAAGGCCGGACCTCCTTACGGGTAAAGAGCTTGACTCTATATCCGATGAGGATATTGAAGGGCTGGCAAGGATGGCAATGGAACCAGTGAAAACAGGGGCCGGGGAACAGGGGACAGTCGTTATTGAAGACCCCGAAGATCCGCCTGCTGTAACGCAGGATGATTTAAAGGCTTTTCGCTGCGGAATGGCACTGGATAATAAACTGGACGCAAGCGAGCTTCCTGATTTTCTGCAGAAAGGTATCCGCGCGAAGTTTGAAAACAAGATTTTTGAGACAACGGATTTAGATACTGCAATCGGTGAGGCTAAAGATTTTCAGGCGAAAATGTCTGAGCCTCCTGAGGGAACGCCTGTTCCCGGATCTGATATCCGCGTGGGTATCGGGACCATCGAAAAAGCGCAGATGGCGGTTGATCGGATGTTCGGCATGGGAAAAGACGACATGATCGAGCTGGCCAGGATGGAACGTCTGGACAATCAGCCGTTTTTCGAGGACATGAGAAGCGTGCAGGATTATGACAGCTTCGACGATGTTCCTGCATTCAGAGGGCTGCGGGACATGTATGTTTTCCTTACGGGTGATTCAGAAGTGACCGGCAGGTATAACCGGGCGGCCATGTCACGGGATATGATCGCAAAAATGGACATCACGTCCAGCACATTTACCTATATGCTCGGCAATACCCTGGGGCGCCGGCTGGTAAAGCAATATAAATCTTACAAATATCTTGAAGATTTAATTGTTTCAGTCAAAAAATCGGTCAAGGATTTCAGGCAGCAGGAAGCTGTTCTTGTGGGTGGATTCCCGGACATTGAAGATGTTGATCCGGAGTCAGGCGATTATCAGGAAATCGAAGGCGTTACCGACGAGGAAAGCACCTACACGATAGGGCAGAAAGGTAACTTGCTGACGATCACGCGGAAAACAATCATCAATGACGACATCACGATTATCCGCAGGCTCGTTGACGGTCTCAGCCGTGCAGCCAGGCGTACCCATGCTAAATACATATGGAGCATCTATATTGATAACGATAATTGTTCGGACGGCACGGCGGTATTTACAAACGGGCACGGGAATCTTGGCGCAACTGCCCTGTCACATGCGACAGCCCTGGTAGCGTGGAAAGCCCTGGCCGCAATGACGGAAAAAGATTCAGGTGAATATTTAGGGCTTTTGGATGACGCTGATATAAAAGTTAACCTTATAGGACCGCCTGCGCTGATAAACCTGATCGGGCGGATTGAAAAAGAAGAGTTCTATTATTCATCCAACGATCTGACAACCAAACTGCCGAATCCTCTGGTCAATCGGGTGAAGGGGCATACACTGTCTATGCTTGCCGGTGATGCAAACGACTGGCTGATGCTTCTGCCTCCCAACGCGATCGATATGATCGAGATGGGGTATTTGAACGGCAGAGAAGAGCCCGAGATGTTCGTGGCGGATACACCGCAGAGTGAGCAGGTGTTTGTCGCTGATAAGGTGAGATATAAGATCCGGCATGAATATGCAGGCGCGGCAATCGACTACAGAGGCAGTTATAAGGCTGAAGTAACGTAAAAACAGGTAGAAGGTTAAAGGAATAAAAGACAGGTGGAAGGTAGAAGGTGGAAGGCCGAAGGGCTGTCGGTATCCTCAATTTAAAAAAACGGGGGTTCCGAACAACCTTCAGCCTTCAGCCTAAAAACCTTCAACCTAAAAAAAGGAGGAAATATAATGAATATGCTTAGAAGGTTGAAAATACCAGGAATCCTCGCAGTTATTTTCGCGCTGCTTGCGTTGCTGGTCGTGTCACAGGCAAACGCCGCGGAATACTGGAAGCAGAAATTTGAATATTTTTCAGCAGAAGCCGGCGAGGCTCTTGTGGTTGGCGACGTTGTATGCGTAAAGCCTGCTGACGGAGAAATATACAAAGCCGATGCCGATGATGGAGACCTGAGACCGGCGATCGGTGTTATCGGAGAAGGTGGAGCTGCAGATACGATCGTGCAGGTAGTAACAAGAGGTATCCTGGCAGGTCAGACATCCGCATCGCCGGGCAGTAGATTATATCTGTCGGAAACGGCTGGAGCGTTTACCACAACGCAGCCGACAAATCCTCAATGTCTTGGATGGGTGCTGCCTAACTATACGGCATCAAATGCATCGGATGAGTATTTCCTTGACATAGAACCGTCCGGCGGAACCGGGCCTGGTTATTAATGCGAGGATTTGAACGAATACTGCTTTTTGCGCTGGCAGGGTTGATGTTTCTGTTCTTTTTATCACCAACTCCTGCCGGCAGCAGATTTTCATGGCAGATCGTCTCTATATGGCTGGCAGGAGCGGCTTTTATATCCATTCTGTCAAACCTGTGGCTTATGATATTCTTTTTTCTGGCGATGGTTCAGGTAGTGGTATATGGCCCGATCATCCTGTCGTATATTTCACTGTTTATGATCGGGATTTTCATAAGCGCAATAGAGGGGTACATGAAAATGCCGGCGCAAAAAATCATGGACTGGATGGCATGCGGCGCGTTGATTCTTGTTGCCTGGAAGTGTTGTCAGATGGCTGGAATTTTATCTGGCTTTAACCTGGGCGAATCTGCTGCCGGACCGTTCAACCGGATCTCGGCAAGCATATATTTAGGGGCCAGCCTGCCGGCTTTTTTCAGGGGGAGAATAATCAGGCGGGATGCCTATAAAGTGTTGTGGTTTCAACGGGCACGACCTTTATGCTGGTATCATTTACTGCCGATCGTGGTGTTCGGGGTTTTTATTTGCAAATCGACCACCGGATTTATGACAGCAACCGCAGCGGTGTCGGCATACTCGCTTCTTGGAGCTAACATATCGGGCAAGAAAATTATCGCAGGCATAGCAGCGGTGGCAGTTTTATCAGGTATTTTTTTCATCAGGTTTGACCCGGCGGAAAAACTTGGCAACGATCCGCGCTTACACGTCTGGAAGCGCGTTGTGTGGACTTACGGATCAGAGGCCAGAGGTCGAGGACTTGGATCTTTTTCGCAGATTTTCCCGCGATTTACGGCATCTGATAAAGAAATGACAGCTCATGGGACATGGCGGAATGCACACAATGAATACCTGCAGGTCGGGTTTGAGATGGGATTCCAGGCAATTGTGCTGATTATTTTATTTTTAGGACACATAGCACGGCAGGCATGGCAAAATCGAAAAATTCTGACACAATGGCAGAAACAGGCTGTCGCCGGTGTAGCAGCAATCGCAACAGCATGTATGGGGTTTAATATGTTTCATATTGAGCCGCTGGCGTTATTAGGCTGCGCGTGGATAGGGATGTGGATGAAGGGAATGAAAGAAGGTAAAAGGCTGAAGGCTGAAGGCTGAAGGTAGCTTGAATCCTCGACCCCTTGAATCCTTGAATCCTGAATTAGAGCGACCGAAGGGAGCGATTAATGGCTAATGGAATTGTGAAATGGTTTAACGACCAGAAAGGTTATGGTTTTATTGAGCAGGAAGACGGTCCGGATGTATTTGTTCATCATTCGGGTATTAACGCATCCGGCTTCAGGTCTCTTAATGATGGGGATCGTGTTACCTTTGACATCGAGCAGGGGCAAAAAGGTACTGCCGCCGTGAATGTGACGGTGGTGTAAAAGAAGGGCGAAAGGCTGAAGGCTGAAGGTAGCTTGAACCCTTGAACCCTTGAATCCTTGAATCCTGAATAGAGCGAAGCGAAAAGGCGACGAAGGAGCGAGCAACATGGGCTATTCAAGAGAATTTTTAAAAGTCGTTATATGGGTGCTTTCAGGCATCCTGATGGTGGTTGTCGCGGCAACGTATAGCAGGACGATATCCGATTTTTTTGAAATGGTCATAAAGAATTATTCACGGGGTTTATCATGATAGAGAAACGCAGTTTAACAAATCGTTTTTGGGACAATGAAAATTTAGTATTACTGCTGATTGCGTTTATTTTTCTTGTCGGCGGGGTCTGTGGCACGTTGGTATTGATAGCAACGAATATTCTATAACAAGGTGGTATAAAATGGCATTAATTAAAGGTTCACAAACCACACTGGACGAATGGGCGGTAACGGCCAATGCTGCTGTAAGACTTGGAACAGAGCTTGATGTAAGTTTAGCGTATTCTTGCACTTTGCATATTAAAGCTGCATTGGGCGAGGCTGTCGCAAGTACCGGACAGCCTGAAGTCATAATACAGATTACAGGCGAGGCTTCACCGGCAAAAGATGACTGGACAAATTATATGCGCCTTGTCGGGCCATCAGGCACACCTAAAGTCCCGACCCTGAATGCTACCGAACCGGCAGGAGAAACCAGCCTTGCCACATTAAATCCGGCAACGGCAGGTATTGATAATGACGGGAAGTTCAAGTTTCTGCGTCATGCGACCATTGCAAATTCCGAGGTAGTATTTCAGACAGCTAACAGTGGAGATGGCGGAGATACAATTACAATATTAGATGGTCTTGCGAACGAACAGAACACGAATACAATAGTTGTTGATTTTGATGATGCGAGGGTTGAGGCAGTATCTCAATGGACGATTACGATAGATTGTATTGCATTAAGCAGGATTAGGATTATCTATAACGCTGATTACGATACAGACGGCCCAGATGTAGTTTGTCATTCAGCCTACACGCTTAACACAGGTATCTAATGGCGACATTCCTTAGACATAGTTATAATATACCAACAAATCGTTGGGGCAGCGATGCTGATATTCGATATGCCTTAAAGGAGAATTGCGAGAAGATATTTGGTATAAATTATGAAAATCTTGTTCTTGCAATGCCTATGTTTAATCAGACTTGGAACAGGCTAAAGGATTACAGCAATTCTAAAAATGATGGCGTTCCTCATGGTGGGAATTGGACTCAATTAGGATTAACCCTTGACGGAACAGACGATTATGTTGACCTTGGAATATCCGGCGGAAATTTAATCGAAGGTACCGCTTATACTTTAACCATTAATTTTCATCCTTATACTTGGGCTCAAAATTACGAGGGGGTAATTACTAAAGATCAAAACTCCCCTTGGTCTTTCTCTTTAAGAAAAAGCGGTGTTACAGGAGGCATTCAGTGGGAAATGAATGGGAGTTCATTACAACTCGGTAATATTTGGGAAGCTTGGGATTATATTATAACCCTTGCGTTTGATGCTTCGACTGGAAGAGAGGGCTATGTTAACGGCGTTTTGGCGAATAGTGATGCCTACAAAACACAGGTTACTTCAAATAACGATTTTTTATTTATTGGAACGGATTATTGGTTCGATACCGCAAGACATTTTGACGGTCATATAAAAGGAGTTTCCATTTTTGATGTGGCTTTAACACCCGATCAAATAGCTCTATTAAACGACTTGCCATACGCTTTATACCAGCCGATATCAAGACCGATTTATTTCTCTATACCTGCAAGACATATAAAAGCATTGGCCGATACAATAAATCTATCAGATGCCGAGATAAACATTCTTATCAGTCCGTTATGCGCGTTTGCGGCGGCAAATAAAACTTTTAATTTTAACGCTAAATCAAAAGACTTTAATTTTAACGCAAGTCTGAAAACATTTAACTTCACAGCAAGGATAAAACCATGATTAAAGACGGAATGAGAATTACAGACGAGATAAGGTTTCAGGCCGGCAAGGGTTTTTTTGATGCGATCGGCATGAAAGGAATAATGGTCGCGGAGCTTTTTGATAGCGATGGCGATTTAAAAGATCGCAGGGAAGTTCATAATACCGTTACGACTCTTGCCCACAAGATGGCGGCGGATCAACTTCTGGCATCACCGGCGGTAGTAACTCCCGGATGGATGGAAGTCGGTACAGGCAGCGGTCAGGGCGCAGGTGATACTATTCTTGATGCTTATATTGCCGGTTCAAGAACCGCGCTGGATTCAAAGACAAGGGGCGGAGCGGATGCGATCATCACGATGGTTTGCACTATCCCTGCAGGCACGGGAACCGGAGCGATCACGGAAGCCGGCACATTTAATGTCGTCACACAGAATACAACCGATCTGATTACATACGCCGATTTTTCGGTCATTAACAAGGGCGCCGCCGACAGCCTGGTCATAACGTGGACTTTGACTTTTGCATAGGGGAGGTTTTTACCTTGAGCCTTGAGCCTTGAGCGGAGCGACCAAAGGGAGCGACATGACATGAAAGATTCATTTCAGGGAGTCGAGTCAATAATATTACAGCCCGGATCAGAGACCGTTCCGTATACATTTACCTTTGCGGCAGCATCGAGCGCAACGGCAAACGATGGTTCAATACCTTACGGCTCGACAATTTCCGGAGCCGATGTGACAGCGTTTGACAAGGACGGCGCTGACAGGACTTCCGAGATGGTTGTATCGGAAACCAACACGACCACAGTCGTTACCATTAGTTTAAAATATCCGGCAACCACAGGCAACGGCCGCTATTCGCTTGAGATTGTTTTGACGTTATCGACAGGGGCGAAAATGGAGTTTGATTTTAACCGCGTGTACGCGAGGGATAAGTGAAAGGACAGGCTGAAGGCTGAAGACTGAAGGAAAAAATAAAAATTAAGGTTTCAAACAGCCCCTTAGCCTTCAGTCTAAAAACCTTCAACCTGCGACTGAAAGGAGCATAATCTTGAGTACCAGATTTGATTATATGGACGCGATTGACGGCTTTGTCGGGGGAGACGTCCCGCTCAAAGATCCGGAGAAAATCATAGCGATCGGCCTGGCAATGAAAGAACATTCCAAGCAAAGGCCGCTGGTTAAGGTTGAGGATGAGGACGGAGACGGCGGGTTTGATTACGCTGTGACGGATCTTGAATTCTGGTCGGACGGGTTTTCCGTGATCAAGACGGTGGAATATCCTGTGGATGATGCCGATGAGACCCCGGATGTGCTTCAGGATAACGCATGGCGGATGTATGAAACGCCGGACGGGAATTTTCTAAGGTTTTTAGAGAATGCGCCGTCGAGTGACGAGGATTTCCGCGTGGCATATACGGCCCTGCATACCTGTACTGATACGGCATGTACGGTTAAGGATTTTGACGAGGAGGCTGTTCAGGCGCTGGCTGCGGGTCATTTCTGCAACCTGCTGTCAACTTATTACGCGCAGACACAGGACAGCACGATAAACGCGGACAGTGTGGATCACGGCTCAAAAGGCCGGGAATATGCGGCCAGGGCAAAGACTTTCCGGGCTGTATATTTTAATCATATCGGGATTAAAGAGGGGCAGGCGGCGGCGGCATCGGTTACAAGGGATCAGGATGTAAAGCCGTCATGGCGCGGAGATGGACTGACGCATCCGAGGAGGAACAGATGAACATCGAACATCGAACGTCCAACATCGAATTTTGAATGAAGGAAAAAGATTGAAAAAGATATCACTCATAATGATGATCGTATTTATGCTGGCTGGCTGCGGGGTTAAAACCGTTATAACAGATCCGGAGGGAAAGCAGTGGGTTGTGCGAAGCAAGTCTGATGCGCGAGTCATTATAATGCAGGATAAAACACAGAATAAAACGACGCTTGAAGTTAACAACCAGGGCAAGACGAACTGGGTGGAAGGCTTGATGCAGTATATTCTGGCAAAGCCGGATATTACACTGTCGAATAAAGAGGGAAGATAAAAGATGAACATCGAACATCGAACGTCCAACATCGAACATCGAATGGAAAAAAATGCTTAAAACCAGAATCATGGTTGATTTGAGAGATCTTGAACGGCTGACGATGATGTATCCTAAGATCTCGATGGATGTTCGTGAGTCTAAGCTGACCGAGGCAATGGCGCTTCTGGAACGTGCTGTAAAGCTGAAAACGCCTGAAGGAGCCGGGCCGATACATTTGAGGGATTCGATTCACCCGAAAGTGAGCATATCGGGCAAGAAGGTCAAGGGCTTATTAGGCACGCCGCTGGCGCATGGCGAGCCGAGAGAATTCGGCACAAAGCCGCATTTCCCACCGATCGGGCCGATACAGCACTGGGTGGAAAAGAAGCTGGGCAAATCAGGGGATGAGGCCAAATCGATAGCATTCGCGATAGCGATCACGATTGCGCGGCGCGGCACAAAGGGCGCGCATATGTTTGACAAGGGTTTTGAGGAAAACGAGGCGCAAGTCAAGCGGATACTGGAAAGCATACCGGCAGAAATAATTACAAGGCTAAGAAAAAACAGGTAAAAGGTAAAAGGTAGAAGACTGAAGGTAGTAAAAGCAGGTAGAAGGTAAAAGGTAGAAGACTGAAGTAAAAGATAAAAAATAGAAAATCAAGGGATTCAAACAGCCCTTCAGCCTTCAGCCTTCAACCTAAGCCCCTTAATTAAGCGACCAAAGGGAGTAAACCATGAGCGAGGTATTGATCAGGGCGCAGGTTAAAGCAATTCTTTCCGGCGTTTCCGGCATCGGCGTTGTGCATGATTATGAGCGGTGGGCGACTAACTGGACTAAGTATCTGGAGCTTTTCAGCACCGGGGGGCGGATTAACGGCTGGCAGATTACGCGCAAAAAGACTTCTGCAGTAACCGCATCCGTAACGCATGATTCCCGGAAACATACGTTTTTAATCCGGGGGATCTACGGGCTGAAAGACAGTGAAGCTACGGAGATCACATTTCAGGCTCTTATAGAATCTGTTTGCGCGGCGTTCAGATCTAAATATCAACTCAATGATACAGCCGATAATACCGAGCCGGTGCAGGTTGACCTGGTGGAAAACAGAGTGTTCGGGAATGTGCTCTGCCATTTTTGCGAGCTGACACTGATCGCTGAAGAATACGAAAACTGGAGTTAGATAAAAAGCAGGTAGAAGGTTAAAGGTAAAAGGCCGAAGGCTGGAGGAACCCTTCAATTAAAAAAAGAGGATTCCAAACAACCTTCAGCCTTCAGCCTTCAACCTAAACCCCTAATAAACGACCGAAGGGAGCGACACATGATACCATGCAGGGGAATACATGAAATCAGTTGTACGAGAAAAAGCGGATGTCTGCGCAATCTAAAAGCAAAAAATGTGCAGCCGGAATGTATGAGCTGCCCGGATGCACTGACGCAGATCCTCGATCTTGAGGGTAAGGTTATTTATGAACACAAAATCGGAAAAAAAGTCTCACGCAAAGGCGCAAAGGCGCAGTTGCCGGAAGAAAAGGTTGAAGGGAAAAAACAGGAAAAGTGACAACAGGTAGAAGGTAAAAGGTAGAAGACTGAAGGAAAAGATTAAGGATTCAAAAAACCCTTCAGCCTTCAGTCTAAAAACCTTCAACCTGATAAGAAACTAAAATTTAATCAGCGAGAGCGGCCTGGGAGCTGCCTTCTCGGAAACGAGGCGCTGAGGTAAAAGGAGGCCCAGGGAGGCCCATTGCGGATATTCGCAGTGGGCCTTTTTTTATTGGAAAAGACTAAAGGCGAAAGGCAAATGGCGAAAGGCAAAGGGTAAAAAAAGGGATACAAAAACCTTTAGCCCTTAGCCCTTAGCCTTTAGCCTTCAACACAAAGGAGGATTAAACGATGGCTGGAAACACGACACCGATACACGGCAAAGTATGTCGCACGGCGAAAGGCACGGCTGGAAGCGGAACCAACATCGACTTCACAGAGGCATGGAATATCGACGTTTCGCTGGACATGGCGGACATTTCGCGACAGGGGCAGCACTGGAAAGAGGCATTGCCGGGCCAGGCTGGATGGGGCGGATCGTTTTCAGGGCAGTTGGTGCTGGGGAATACGGAGCAGAAAGCGATATATGACAATCTGGTTACTGCCACACCGGGGACAAAATTAACAGGAGCCGCCGCGCTGGCGTTTCATCTGGAAGATACCGGTGATTATCTTACCGGAGATGTATATATAACCGGCGTAGCTATTAGCCCGGGTCTCGGCGACAAGGTTGCCTTTTCTGTTAATTTCCAGGGAACCGGAGCTCTGAGCTTAACCGCAGGATAATAAAAAGCAGGTGTCGGGGATCAGGGATCAGCTTGAATCCTTGAATCCTTGAATCCTTGCGACTGAAAGGAGCATAAAAAATGGCATCTCCATCAACTCCCACGCATGGGAAATTTGGGGCTTTATACCGTCTCAGGCCGAATGGTTTCAAGGGTAACGGCCTGAATGATGTTACATGGGGCACTGGTTTTTCCGACACTGATTCTGCGTATTTTGAGGCCGTGATCGACAGCGAGCTGGGCGGCACCGCAGGGGTCGATACATTCAAGTGGCGGAAGGACGGCGGGGCCTGGACTGAGAATGTTGATATTACCGGCTCGGCTCAGACGCTTTCCGATTCGCAGACGATTACATTTGCTGCTACAAAGGAACACACACTAACCGATCAGTGGGTTGTCGGCAATCTGAAAGATGAGCCGTGCACGGAATCTTCAGCGACAGCGCAAATCACAGATGTATTAATGCACCTGCTCAATCCGAATGCTCCGCCGACGTTTACCGATGCTGGAGGGAAGACGGTTTTGACGCTAAATTACACGAACGGCACGGCTGTATTCACTGACAATGTCGGGGAGGTGACTGTCACCGGCAATAATGGCTATATCCCGTCATCCACCCTGGAAAAAGTCGGCTATCTGATCGACTGGAATCTGGACATCACTCTGGACATGGCCGAGATTTCCCGCATGGGTCAGAAGTGGAAGGAATTTCTCCCCGGCCAGGCCGGCGGGTCCGGCGGAGCGAACGCGTATTTTATCGGATGTGATACATTCTTCGCGGACATCGAGGACAATATCGACGGCACTCAGAAATATTTCCTCCTGGAGCTGTTCAATTATGATCCCGACCAGGACCAGACCGGCGATCATACGATCTGCTGGGTGACGTTTAACAGCTGGAATGTGAACGCGCCGATCAACGATGTGGTGAAAGAAGCAATCGGTTTTCAGGTGCACGGGATGATTTCGTTTAAGGCAAATGCGTAAAAAGACAGGGGTCAAGGATTCCAGGATTCCAGGATTCAAGTGAAAGAAATTTACCTCGAACCCTCGAACCCTCGAACCCTTGAATCCTTAGTTAGAGCGACTGAAAGGAGCGATAATGAGTTTCATTGAAATCGTGGAAGAAGAGGAAGAATTCAGGCTTGATATAGGTGAATCGTTTTTTATTTTGCGGCGGTTTGACTCTGCTGTTTACAGGCGGATTGAAAAGAAACACACAACAAAAAAGAAGAATTTCCGCTCAGGAGAAACGATTGCCACGGTAGATGACCATGCTGTTAATGAAGACCTGCTGGATTATATGATTACCGGCTGGGGCAACATCAAGTCGCCGACTACCGGCGAAGACGTGCCCTGCGAAAGATCGAATAAGTTCAAACTTCCGGGCAGTGTAAAGGTGCAGATCACCGAGGCGTGTGATTCAGAGTCGATTACGTGTGATTTGACTGAAAAAAAAACCTCGAAGAATTCGAGCGATACGTAGAGACGCAAATAACAGGCATTGACCCGTGCGAGCTTTGCAACAAAAAACTTAAAGACGGCTTTATTACAGAACAGAATTGCGAAACCTGCCCTGACAATATTGATATATCGCCGGGCGATCAGCTTGCCCTGGATATTTACGAGAGGATTAACACCCGGCTTGTGATTGATTTTCAGGCAATAGGGCTGGTTTTTCAGACGTTTTTGCACGGCATGGAATTCACTAAGACCGAGGCGATCGAGCTGATAGACAATCTGATTTTGATTCATTCGATAGTTTATAAGAAAAAGGAATAAGGGCAGGTAGAAGGTAGAAGGCTGAAGGGAAAGAACTTGAACCCTCGAATCCTTGACCCCTTGAATCCTTAACGGAGCGAAGCGAAGTGGCAGATAAGATGTTCATAACCCTTGAAGTGGACGACAAGGGCAGTGCTGTGGTTAAAAAGTTTGACCACAATACCCAGGCTGCGTTCGACAAGGTAAAGAAAAATTCCACTGCCGGGGCAACTCAGGCCGGTAAGATGGCCAGAAAGTGGAACAGCGCAATCGACAGCATAAAAAACAAATGGAAGACCTATTCCGCAGTCGCGGGCGTGGCGATGGCAGCCACTATTGCAGCCGTCACCGCGGGCGCAAAGAAATTCCTTGCTTCAGCATCCGACCTTCAGGAAGTGCAAAGCAAATTTGATGTGGTTTTTGCCGGGCAGGAGGCAAGAGCGGAGTCCTGGGCGCTGACTTTAGTCAACGCTTATGCCATGTCAACCCGCGAGGCAAAACAATACCTTGCATCTGTTCAGGATCTGCTTGTACCTATGGGTATGGACGCCAAAGCGGCAGGCGTGCTTTCAAACGAGATTGTAAAACTATCCGCAGACCTCGGCTCTTTTAACAATCTTCCCACCGCTCAGGTAATGGAAAACATTCAATCAGCCCTGACCGGCGAATATGAATCCATGAAAAAGTACGGCATTGTTATTAATGCCACCACTGTCCAGCAAAAAGCCCTGAACATGGGCCTGGCCGCCACAAAAGATGAGCTTACAGCAGGCATGAAAGCCCAGGCAGCTTATGCGTTAATGGTCGAAGGATCTACCGCTGCAATCGGCGATATGTCACGGACAATGGGCGGCGCCGCAAACCAGGAAAAACAGACAAAAGCGCTTTTGGAAGACATATCCGTCCTGTTAGGCAAGACGCTTATTCCATATTATCAGGAAATACTAAAATTAACTAACAAATGGCTGAAAGCTAATAAAGCTATAATTGAACAAAATCTGCCCGAATATATTCAAAAAGTCGGGAGCGTTGTTGTAAATCTCGGTGACGCTGTGCGGTTTCTTCACAATGCTTGGGCGGGCATTGGCTTACTTGCTGCGGCACAAATTAATGCGATTAGTGTTAGTGTTGATGGTTTAGTCGCTTCATTGCGATTTGTTCTCCTGCCTTTGGACTTGATTTTTAAAGGGCTTGAGAAAATAGGTCTAATCGATGCGAATCCATTTGACCAGCTTCAAGAGGGCACTCGTGATCTTATAGTTTCCAGTTTAGAAGCTACCGCAAGCATCCTGGCTGAGATCGAAAAAACCAACCAGGCATATGATTCCGTCATAGCCAAAGTCGAGGGTTGGAAAAAGAAGATCGCCGAGGCCCCTGTCGAGCAGGTAAAAGCATCTGAAGAAACAATAAAACAGATAAAAAAGCAAGAGAGCGCTGTAGAAGAACTTGGATTATCAAATGATGAAGTCAATATAGAATATTTAAAATCACTCATAGCTCAACGAAAAGAGGAAAACCGGGCCGCAAAAGAAGCAGAAAAGCTCTATGGGGACAGAGCTAAAGCCGCCCGTGATATGTATGGTGATCTTGATGATAGTTCTCTTGATTATTTCAAAGAACAGAAAAAGCTACTTAAGATTCAAAGAGATGACTATATCGAACTTACGGGTGATAAAGCCCTTGCCGAGGCTTGGTTTACAGATCAGAAAGAAAAACTGGATGACCAAAAACTGTTATCAAACGGCAACTTTGTTGACGGCATAAAGCTCGGATATAAAGAAATGACCAGGGAAACCAAGACATGGGCCGAGCGCGGGAAGGGTTTTGCAAGAGACGTGGCGGACAATTTTAACCGTGCGACAGATGACATTATCGATAAATGGATAGCCGGCGAAAACAAGAAGGTCAGCGTATCTGAGGCCGCGGGGGATATGCTGAGAGACACCGCCGGAAGTGCCGCTAAAATGATGAAGGACGCGGCCATTGGTGAAGTCATGGGTATGATTGGAGCTTGGCTCGGAAACGCTACGGCTCAGGCTGGTTCAGAAGGTCCTACATGGCAAAAAAGACTTATCAATGCTGGCCTATATCTTGCCGGAGCTACTACGATTATTTTAGGTTCGCGGGCTGTTGGAAAGAAGTTTAAGGCCCAGGGTGGCTGGATAGAAAATCATCCTATGGGCGGCCCGATTAATGAAGGAAGTAGAATTAAAGATGACGTATATCTCACCTCTACTCCGGGCATAAATCACTGGGGTATGGGTGGTGAATTTGTAGTGAATCGACAACAGACGGCAAAACATTATAATCTCATTGATGACATAAACAGCGGGCGGATAGACTCACTTGGTTCACGAAAGCCGTTTGCCTTCCGGACTTTGTGTGACGGCCCATGTGGACAAGGACATGCCAAAGGCGGGCCGGTAGGAGACTGGAAAGACACGGCCGACAAACTGCATCAAGCCGGCGCCGCAACATTTTATACGAAATGGAAGATGACCGGTAATATATGGTCTGCTATTGCGGATGCCGTAATATATTATTCCGGCCTTGTTGCGACATCATACGGCGCAAAGAAAAAAGGCGATTCAATGCTCGGCGATTTATTCTTTAATCAAGGCGGTGTTGTTGGCGCAGAAAATGTTGGATATGGTTGGGGCAGTAAACTATGGAAAAAATTCAAGAGAGAAGTTTCACGGCCGTTTAAAGCTCCTCAAAAATTAATCAGTGATCCGCTGGCATTTTTTTCTGGCGAAAAAGAAAACATATCGGAATGGCTCAAAAGCCAGAAAGATAACAACCTTAGTCAATGCATTCGTGAAATTCACGACCCCACTAAGATCTGGGATGATATTAAAGGTTCTTTAAGAACTCTGATTAAGCCATTTGTAATATCTTTACTTACGCCGAATGATTATTCAGCATGGAAGTCCGGTGTATGGGATGACTGGGGCAAGGGCTGGAAAGACTACTATAAAGACAAGTTCAAACGATGCGCCGGGGTAAAAACCGATGACATAAAAAGCTCTATGCCACCGATTCCGGGCTTTGGACAGGGCACTGGCCTTCAAGGACTTCCGCGGACAGGTTTTTTTCGTGGCCATAAAGGCGAGATCGTAAAGAGTCCATCAGAAAGCGAAATGGAGAGGCGTGGTGGATCAGGACGGCCCCTTATAGTGAAGGTGTATGTCGGGAACGAGGAGTTTGACGGTCATATTCGTAAGGTTTCGGACGATGTGTGTGTCGTGAGGGCCTCCCGGAGCATGGGGACGCGAAAGGCTTACAGTTAAAAAAAAGGCTGAAGGCTGAAGGCTGAAGGCTGAAGGAATTAAATGCTTTTAGTAGAGTTCACAATAAATTCAGTTTTGAACTATTTAAGCATAGATGGCGTGGACCTGGCTCACTTTTGGGACAGCCATGTGATAAGATTTGATGCGCCGCAGAGAAGCCTTGCTAAAAATCACGGCGGATACTGCAGCCTCGGATTCGGCGGCATATCTTTTTCTCACGACCTTTTTACTGATGACTGGCCGCCGCCTGTAAACGGGGTGATAACGGTCAAATATACGGCGACGACCGAAGCGGCAGCCGAAACGATATTTGAGGGGGTCGCCCACCTGTCAAAAATCAACAGGGAAGAGATCAGATACGAGCTTTACGGGCCATCATATACTGCAACCGTTAATGACGCCACAGCATATAACGACACGCTTGTGGCTGTGATGACCACACTTTGTGGGGTAGGCATCCTGAATTTAACTTTAGACTCTTCGGCCGCCAGAGGACCATCGCCGAACGTAACGCATACGGTCGATGGTGATCAGCTCGCAATAGAGCTGGCATCCGAGATATGCGCTTTTTATTCACACCTTTTTTATATTGTCGGGTCCACCCTGTACTTGGTGGATATGTTAGGCGATAACGGCACTCAGACAATTACGGAATTTGATTTTTTCCCGTCGGACTATAATAATTTAGTGCCGGTAGCCCTGGCCAGGTCAGGGGATTATTCAAGAACATCCGCATATCCTTACGGAAACGAACTCAGCGTTGATCAGTATCATGACACAGAGGCTAATGTTAATACAGCTCTGGACAATATTATTGCCATCGAGAACAAAGCGAGGTGCGACTTAAAAATACCCCTGCTCGGCAGTCTTCCGGTCCCGGGCAAAAAGATTTCCTGGACGGACACTTCACTGGGCGTAGATACTGATATGTATATTCGAGCCAGAGCTTTGCGGTACGATTTTGACAACGAGGAAATAACCATCTCAGGAGAAGGTGAGATCTCAGCAGCATGAAGGTAATTTATCCAGACAGATCCATTACGGCCACGGCTGACAAGGAAAATGCGAACTATCCTGCAGCCAATGTGCTGGATGAGCATCCGAAAAAGCTCTATAAGTCCACGGACAATACCGCTGTGCTTGAGGTGACAACGGGCGCCGGCTCAAACGGGTTTGCGGTATTTAATACAAATGCGGCATCCGTCTCGGCTATCGTAAAGAAGGGCGAGCCAACAGAATGGGCTTCAGGTACGGAGTGGGTTTCGGGCACGGAATGGCGGACCGCGGAAGACCCGTCTCCGGCAACAATATATGACCTCAACCCCGGAAGCGTGGGCGCTATGTGGGGCGAATACACACAGATTGACGTGCCCCATATTATCGAGCTGACATTTACAGCCGCGGCAGGAACAATACTCGAATGCGGTGTGGTGGTGCCCGGCACGGTCAACACTTTTGACGACCCTCGATACGGCGTTAAAGAGGGCCTGAGAGATTATTCAATCAGCAAAGAGCTGAATAACGGAGCTTTTTATTATCGCAAAAGGGACGTGGTCAGGATTTTTAATTTCGATTTAATAGAGGACGGCGACACGGATTTTTATACCTTTATGCACTCAATTGTTCAGCTTGTCGGTCCCGGTCCCCTGGCATGGCGGATATTGCACAGCGGCATGACCAACTGGGAGTGGGTTGTATATGCCAGAAATGACAGCATGCCTGCGGGCGATCACGGCTTCAGCAGGGACAGCAGCCTGATATCGGTGTCTCTGGTTGAAAATATTTAACTGAAAGGATGGGCGGTATGAAAAATACAACGTCAATATTTAAAAGGACACTTTTGAGCGTTTTTGTGTTCCTGTCGGTGCTCGCTTTTTCAATACCGGCGAATGCGACCAGGACTGTTTACACATTCCTGGAGCTGACAGGCGGCGGGGCTGATGCGCTGGATTTTATCGACGGCGCGGATCTGGCGGATGGCGATTTTGCGATCGGCCTGGATAGCGCCAGGGGCCTTGTTTATTTGCTGGACGATGATTCGGCGGCAGGAGAAAGTTCGCCGGACATAATAGCGATGGATACAAACGGAGGGGATAAACGGTGGATACTCCAGAAAGCATACGTTGACAGCGACCTGCTGGACGGTACCCGGTATGCCGCGGATGCCGAGGCGTCCGATACTTATGTTATAACCCTTTCCCCCACCCCGACAGCATACTACGACGGCATGGTTATTGTTTTTATGGCCAACACCGCCAACACCGGCGCCTGTACTGTAAACGTAAATGGCCTTGGTGCTAAATCAATTAAAAAACTACATGATACAGATCCAGCAACCGGAGATATTGAATCAGGGCAAATAGTAACAGCAATATATGACGGTACAAATTTTCAAATGCAAAGCCAAATCGCTGCTGCTACTCCGGGTTTAGCAGCTGACACTCTATGGGCCGCTGCCGGTGATTTAGTTAAGGGGACAGGAAATGATACCGCCGACATTCTTTCCATAGGCTCGGCAAACGATAAACTATTTGTTAATGCAGCTGGAACCACAGTTGAATATGATCACGGTCTTTATGCTGGAAGTAACACTTATGATTTAACAACTGCATCAGGCACCCAAGCTATAACTGGTGTTGGGTTTAAGCCTTCTGCCATTCTTATTCAGGGCGCTATTATTAGTGTTGCTGACTTATTTTCTACGTCTTACCACCAAAACGGATCAACAGACGGTGGTATAGGACAGAGGGTTGAGGCGGCAGGAGTAAGAATGTCGGTTCATGCTGGTGTTGAAATACAAACTGCAGCAGGTAGTTATCAGTACGGTACGGTAACTGCTTATGGTGCTGATGGATTTACAATATCTTGGACAAAGGCAGGCACTCCAACGGGTACACTAACATACAAGTATATATGTTTTAGATAGGAGAAAACTAATGAAAAAAATATTATGCTTTTTAATCTTATTTTTTCTATCTTATTCAGCAGCTTACGCAGATATGAGGGTGTGTATTAATAAAGCTACGGGGAAGTTAATTGAGTCGCAAGGCGGGGGTGATAAACTGCATTCACATCAAGTATTAAAAACAATAAACGAGGCTTATAATATTAAATATAAAATAGAAAAACCTAAGAAAACAATAGGAAAACTTATTGTAGAATTTGCGCCTGAAATTGAAGCAGCCACCGAGGAATATAGACAGGCAAATCTCAATACACTTACTCAAAATGCGATTGGGCGGGGTTATAAGGTAGAAGATATTGAGGTTAAATATGTAAGCGATGAGGAATTTAAAACGCTTTTAGACTTTACAACTGCCCCGACACCAGAAGAGGTTTTAAAAGCCGAACAGGAAGCTATGATTAAAGCTATGATACGACAGATAGCTATTGAACGGCTACAAGGAGAAGGAAAATTATTCGGTTATGATATTGAATAGGAGTTTGTTTTAGAGGCCGCTCCTGTGGAAGGCGTAACTTCCCAGGAGCGAAAGGTTGTTCACAGCACAACCAGACATCTGTAAACAGACGGCCTCCTGCTCGGACCCGAGCAAGAGGGTTTATAACATAGATGCTGGCATTAACACAAGGAGGCGCTATGAACAGCCCATTCGCTTATATCGGTGGTAAATCAAAACTATCTGATACAATTATTAAAATGATTCCCGAGCATCGTGCTTACTGCGAGGTTTTTGCCGGTGCAGCCTGGGTATTCTTTAGAAAAGAGCCCTCAAAGTATGAGGCCATTAACGACCTTGATAGTGAGCTGATCGCCTTTTACAGAGTGCTTCAGCATCATTTAGAAGAGTTTCTAAAACAGTTTAAGTGGCTGCTGTCCTCGAGAGAATGGTTTTTTGACTGGAAGCGACAGCAGGAAGCCGGCGGACTTACCGACATACAGCGAGCGGCAAGATATTATTACCTGCAGCGGCATACATTCGGCGGTCGTGTGAAAAATCGGACGTTCGGGACCGCTCCAATGAGCCGGCCACGAATCAATCTTCTCCGCATGGAGGAGGAACTTTCAGAGGTTTATCTCCGGTTGGCCACTGTGGTGATTGAGAATTTGTCCTGGCAGGAATTTATACAGCGCTACGATCGGGAAGAGACGTTCTTTTATCTTGATCCGCCATATTACAAATTTCCATATTATCAACACAACCTGGAGCTTGATGATTATCAGAAAATGGCTGAGATATTATCCGGAATTAAAGCTAAGTTCATACTTAGCATTAACGATCACCGGGAGATCAGGTCGATATTCAACTCGTTTAATATGAAACCTGTCAGCCTGAAATATACTGTCGCTGTCAAGAAAAGCAAAACAGGAAAGGAGTTGTTGATCAGTAATTTTTAGCGGTTGTTAATCGATTAATCGATCGTCAGATCGGTCGATTTTTATATTAAATTCTTACTTAATTAACCCTGTCAAATCGAACATCCTCGATTTGAACAGGTTTTTTACGTCCTTAAAAATCAATCAAAATAATCCTTGTGAATTTCTGAGTTTACGTGCAAATTATTCTGAGTTTACGTGCAAATTTACAACCACTACATATTCTTACTTATTAATTGAAGAACCCTGTAGCGAGCTACAGGGAATCTTCGACCGTAAGGAAGTTAGCCATTTTTAGATTCGCTCGCTAACCCCGCAGTAAGCT